CGGACCATCCATATCGAGGGTAAGCTAAGGAGCCATATCACACAGAGCCACATCAAGACGACAGAAGTGAAACCACTTCTGGCAAGATGTCCCACGGTATTTGGTGCTGTAGGGGTAATTTTGAAGAAAATTTAGGTGCAGGCATAATGGCGATGCTATATGGAGCGCCTGATCATATTTCACCTAACTCATTCAACACATCACAGAAAAGACTAATATCATGCTCCGTTGAATTAGTACAGTAATACCGCTCTTTTTGGATATGAAGCGGGTGATTGTGGAGAATGGTCTCGAGCGTCTTCGTCATCGCTCGATAGCGCGTCTCGGAACTAAAATACAAACCGTTGAAGAACTTCGAGAGGTCCTTGGTTGTTTTATATTCGAGAACGGCAGGTGATCGTGTCAATTCATACACATATATATGGAAGAACGAGAAGAATCTCTTCGATCGTATACATATATTCCTCTGGAGCATAAAATCGTACTCTGGATCAGTATCAATGATGTGACGTTGAAGTGACTCAGAGACGCCAATAGAGGCCTTGACAATGTAGTTATGAACAATGACTCTAGTGGTAAGGTAGAGGAAGTGCTTGAATTGTTGCGGATCAAATATTCCACGCTGACATTTGAATACATTATATGCAGTCAGTTTGTCTTTGAAGAATGAAAGGAATCCAACAGAGAAACCAATACGCTGGAAGTAAGCGAAAGTTGTTTCTGTGTTTTGAATCGGGAGAAGAACGACGAAAGTATTGACTGCGTCGTCTATCTCAATATTGCCAAATTCGGCAACAGTATTGAAATCATAGTAGAGACATGAGTCTACTTCAATTCGGTTTGGACATTCAGAGTGACACGTCAAGATTTCTTGGTCTTGAACGATAGCACCATAGAACTGTTTGACTGTATCATGTTCGTTGAAGACGTGTTTGATGAAGTCAGTCAGTTCAGTAAGTTCTAGCTGAGCAAATGTGAATTTGTCTATTGTCCAGCATTCACTGATTGTACCATTGACAATTGCATTGACATTTGGAGAGTACTTTTCGATGAGGTTAAGTAGTAACTTGTAGCTCGCATTCGAATGTTGATCGAGACGATAGACGAAGCACAGAGCATACTGGTTATAGTTATAAATAACTTTTTCCCATTGCTCGGTATAGAAGATACTACTAATAATGTTTGACTTCAAGCCGTCAATGAAGTATGGAGGCGATCTGTTAACAAATGTACGAGTTATTTCAAACTCTTCACGGAAGGAATCAGGGACTGTACATGAACCGTAGAGGTAGCGGTCGTATAGTATGCAAACGTCATAACCTAGATAGCCAAACAGCTTGAAGATTTTGACCAAGTAGAACTTTTTGGCAATTTCGATGAGGCGATCGTCGAATTTGTCAGTAATAACTACAAGCATTCCTCCGTAGTACAATTTGTCATTTAGATCAACGTCCAACTCTCGAGTGATGTAACATTGATACCGAATAAAGGAATCGACCAAGGAATTGTATCTGAAAGATGAGTATCTCGTATGACGAATACACTCAACTTGCGAAACGACGCGAGGATACATTGATGGTTCTATCTTCATCTCCGAAAATACCACTGTTGATTCATTTTCACTGGCATTATTTGGGATGATGAGATCGATTTGCCGAATGTTGTTGTAGTTGTAGGTGTACTGCTTGACTTTCGGCGTTTGGAGACATTGAATGTCGATCGGCGGTTTGATTGAGTAGTTGTATGTTACACCAAAGTTGACGGTAGTGTAGTCAGACAAGAGATACCCTCCATTGAGCGGATTACCCAAGTTGTAGCAGAGCTTTATACACTCAATATCAGCTTTCATACGCGCTGATTCGTATGTAGGCAAGTCTCTGAATTCGCGGAAGTTGGTAAGATCAGTCTGCGTATAGTAAAGATTTCTAACACTGACTGCATCACCATAAGCGCTGTGTTCTTGAATGGCATCCGGCACATGTGAGCCAAGGGAGGTATTGTCAAATAACGTTTGAAGATCGAAAGTCTCAGCGCCAGCGAAGGCTGTGATTTCTGGTGGTTTACCGGTTTTTGAGACTGCACGATAATGTGCAATACATAAAATACCATTAGGTCTTGTGTAAAATAGGCCAACAGAGCCACAATCAACACATGGACCTGGTTCCTTGACATACCGATGAAGGAAAGCAATATCATTTTCACGTCCACCATAGTGAACGAAGACTGGTCGCTGGAAGATGTATTTCGGGATCAGGCGTAGGAAGCGTTCCATTACAAGAGCGTATGTATCAGTACAATGATCATAACCCTGTCTGATTCGTCTCTGGGCTGCAGGATTGAGTCCAAAGATAGTGTATTCACGTGGTTTAATATCAAGTGTGGTTTTAGCCGTCGTCTCTAAGAAGTTACGGTAGAAGGAGTTCATAAGTGGGATGATTTGACAATCATGTTTTCGACCAAGTACGACTGTCTGAGCTGGTATATTACCGAATTTGATGGGTCGGCGAGGAGATATACACTCAGTATCAGTAAAGAAGAGATCAGATTCGTGGACTTTCTTCATATCTTCTTTATTTAGTGCTCTGATGTGAGGACTGTTGTATCGTACAGGTCTATAGGCCTCGACTCCGTTAATGAGCAATTTTACGGCAGACTCGTTTCTGGCAGATTCATTGAATTTGAATTTGAGCACTCGCCAGAAGTTCAATTCCTCGTAGTTTGATTGAGAAAAATCTTTGAGAGCTTTGTTGAACTCCATAGAAAATCCTTTCGCACCCATTCGAGCAATGAGTCCGTCATAGTCAATAACGTGTTCTGTACCTTTCCACTTTTTGTTGTCGAAGGTGTAGCAAGTATCGTTGATTTTCTCTATAGAGAAAGTTCTCCATTTGTGTTCTAGCACATCTGGACATGGAATAATGAGCAAACATTCTTTGCCAAGCACCAGATTTTCAAAGACACAAGGTCCGAAAGGCTGGGTTTGTAGCGACATGAAGCAGACAACTATATCTGGATCAATATCTTTAACGTCGTTACAATCGCGGATAAGGCACGATTGATAATCACATTTAACTACAGTGTGTTCTGAGTGACGCACAGCGTTAATGGTATCGACGTTCTTACGAAGTAATGGCAGTACTGCTTGATCATTTTCAACGAAGATTAGTTTTGCTTCGATTGGGTAGCGGTACATATCTTGTCCACGACCGGAACCCAAATCGAGTACTACACCATTTACATCTTTGAGCACTTCCTTCTTCGCTCGCGCAATCGCATTTTTGACACGCAATTCCGGGATCGATAAAGGCACATCTTTGACTGGCTTGGGTGTAGCCATATCATTGAATTGTTTCAGGACTCTGATGTTATTCGACCGGTTATCCTTACCGTTGTAAGTGCAAACAAATTTATTGTACTTTATGCACTGTACTTCATATCTGTTGACTGCTATTAGCAGAGAGTTGATTTGTTCTTGAGAGAGTTGGGGCACCTTGATAAGTAAAAGATTTTTCGCATAACGCTTGAATTCTCGTAGATCATAGTCAGGATAGACAAAGATGTTTGTTTCACCGCACATGTCGATTTCAATATTGTCATCCATAATTTTTAGATTTTCCGCAGTATAGTCGTACGTTCCCATATGTGTTTCCTCGACTGTTGGGAGTACTTCGTCGTCTGTACTAAGGATAATACTAGCATCGTGAAGTTTGACCGTATCAGGATAGCGTTCACGAAGTTCCAAGAATGTGGGCCACCAGAATTGTTTATCCAACACGTCTTGGGAAGCTATGATCATGATTCTGTACTTATGTCTGGAAAGCCCGACATTGATGCGATTCGGGTTACACGAGAAGGAACTCGAGTTAGGTATAAGAAGGATAGTGTTGTCGAATTCACGACCTTGAACAGCATCCAACACACCAGCATCATAGTCAGGAAATCCATTTTTGATGAGTTGCTGTGAGCATACACTCTTTGCAACAGCCAGAGTCGTGAGGATATAAGCATTCATTAGCGAACTTTTGAGGCGTGAATATAAACGAACAGCGATGTTACACGCATGCTCGTTGAAAGAGACATCACCGACGTAATGTGCACTGTACTTAGACACAAAGACATCAATGCATCCGGGTCTTTCACAGATGTCAAGTCTTCCATTATAGTGAGAATTGATGAGAAGCAAAGTCTCACGATTCAGACGATAGGAACGTGTAAGTGTGACAAGAAATTTGGATTTTTGAACGTCCAATTTATGCACAAGTGAAAGAAGTGTTGTGAACTTCTCAGGACATCCGTTACTGATAAGTACTTCAGGTACGCGTGGTATATTTTGTTTGTGGTCGCCAAAGCAGTACACTTTACAATCTGAGGTGATGCGAGAGAAGATGTTGAATAAGAAATCATCACTCACCATTGAATATTCATCGATCAAAATCACATCTGCTGAGAACCTTGTATTGGTCGCCAGCGTTGAGAATATGATTCGAGATCTATCACCTGGTTCATAGCGAGGGAGTCGTGATCTGACTTTATGCTCGCCATTGAATGGATATACGCGACTTGCAAGACGTATGTACGTGGGATAACGGTTGACGAATGTGTCACCGAGATCGTCCACGATATTATGTGAGTATGCAAATACAGCGATCTTTAGATTGAGATTGAGATAGTGTGCTGCAATCTTACCGAGAAGGAAGGATTTGCCTGTACCAGGTGGGCCCTGGACGAATCCGATATCAGATGTTTTACACAATGAAAGTGCGTCTTCGAATGCTTGACTCGAATTTCCGTCTGGTGCACCGCCTCGTTTGACCGAACAATCCTTGAACTCTTGTGTCAGGAATTGTTTCATGATTGAGGTGCACGTATACGAGTCAAGCTGTGAGTTGTCACACTCTTCTTTGTATTCCATCAAAAAGTCCTTATTTAGGCCAATATTGTGAACTGTTGTGAAGACAACACGACCTTTGTGTCGTAGGATATGCAGTGGAGATTCTTTCACTGTATTTCCATTGATGAATTTGAACATTTTGTTAGGCTTGAATTGTCCGCCTTTGAGTGGAGGTACTAGTTCGAAGTAACTCTCAGTCAGGAAGACCAACGTGTGTATCGACGGTGATGGCGTTTCGCGTGTGCGACGATAGACGTTGTATAGACAGATGTAGCGGTACGGTTTTGTTTCACGGATGAATGGGATATGATCAGCAAGGAGTTTGATGTCTTTGCAATCTTTCAAATCACAACCAGAAGCTATAAAGTCACAGAAACTTTTGTAAGGTATTATATCTTCTGGCCAGTCACCGTCATTTTTGAATAATGGTAAAACACTGTAGCACTCTTCAAAGCCTGTTTTTGGAACACATGATTTGCAATAAGAAATGATGAAATTTTTCTTTTCACCTCTGTAGATACTAAGCTTTGTGAAGTCACGAGAACCACATGCATTGCATTCTAAATCCACACAACCGCCAAGACGGATTAGGCCACAATCAGGGATCCTTGACAATAATTTGAAGTGCAGACCTCCATAATTGCCACAGGTGTGAAGTTTGAGTTTGTGGAAATAGTACAAAGCTTTGTTAGCGCACATAAAGCAAATGGTTTGGCGAATGGGCGCTTGAATTGCAGCTTCATTGAGAGTGCGAGTTGGTTTGATTTTTGTTTGGACGCGTGCAACTGGTTGTCCATAGTATTTAGTCCAAAGACACTTGAACAGGTCAATTGCAAACGTACGTGGAGTAAGCAACGTGAATTCACTATTTGTATCATGTTGCTGTACTGCGCGAATTATGAACGAAGCTTCAGGTTCGTTCATAACATTTTTGAGTATAGGCTTCAAGTCCTGGATACGAGAATGATCAAATTTGCCGTGAGCGATAGTTGAAGTAATTGTCAAGCCATGGTAGTCAGGGATCATCGATTCTATGTACCGATTGTTCATATCAATGACATCATTCTCATACTCACCCATCGCCATCATTCTGTTGAGACGGTCGTGGGAGTAGAGATCTCGCATGTCATTAATACCGGTAGGATCAAAATTGTCGTAACCACTCAAATATTTGAGTAGAAGCTCAAATTTATTTTCATACTCGGAAGATATTTTCTTTGCATACTCTAGGAGTATCAGTGGAATTGATCTTTGGGCATGTGTATAGACTTTGGATGATCGCATTGGCCATGAGACTTGAGCGAGAGAGAGTAGTTTTGCTGCGAGGAAGACTGGATCGTCAGAATGCGAGGGAACACCATAAACAGCAGCAGACATGATCCGAGATGGATTTGGTTCAGGTCTGAATCTGTTGTTTTGCATGTAGTGAGAGGAAAGAAATTCATCAATATTACAATCACTCACGTAGTATTTGCCAGTGAAGACATAGCCTCGCTGCTTGTAGAATTTGAGGAAATCATCAACTTCAATCAACCCTTCGCGTATTAACATTACTCCATCGTCTGATAGAATCAGATTAGGAGCTATAGAATACAGCGTCAGAAACATGAGTTCTGGATCTGTAACTAGAGGCTTATTCTTGTCAATAGACTCGAATATGTCATTTTTCAGCTTGATCAAGAATCGAAAGTTTTTCAGTTCTGAATCTTGCTTAGACAATAGCCAATGTAATAACGCTTCACACCAGTAGTATTGATGGATAAAACAATTACCATCAGCAGTTCTAGTGTTGCCGGAATTGAGTGAGTACATTTTGAAGCACACATTCGCTTTATCAACGACATGATAGGTGGGGACTGCGTTGATGAATTCGTAGATCAATTTCTTGTATACATCTTCAGTCATAGAGTCAGTAGCAGCATAGTGGTAGTAGCCATAGAGGAATTGAGCTTCTTGCGTAGTCAATTTATCCCAACTTGGGAAGTCATAGCTCATAATTAATGTTTTACCTTTGTACTTGATCCACGATTGACCATCGAAAATCCAGTCGCGGTATTCGAGGAAGCTAGTCATTCTACCAGGGAATTTCATAGGGTTGTTACCAATCTGGTATGGAGAATTACCACCGACAAATATCATATGAAGATGTCGGATTGGACAGAAGATAGATTTGCCGACTAAGGCGGTAAGGGCATTCATACCAGCTATACCTCTTGTCTTGTCTTTCTTCTGGACAGTAGGAGGTTTCAAAATTTGCTGTACCATACCTGAAGTAACGCCATGTGTAGCGTGTTCAATGTATGTATCTTCAACACCACTAATGATAGCAAAGAGTTGTTTCTGTGCACCATTACGTGTAAATGGAAGTCCAGGCGATTTTGAACCATCACGAATACCGAATTGAGAAAACTTGTATGGAACAAGCTTAGTCACACCAGTATTATTACTGTATTGATCCCAAGTGAGTTTGATAAAACCAGAAATTGCATGCCAGAGCAACCGACCGATGTATGGGCCGGGTGTTCTAGATTGGGAATCGCAAAGCTGAGCAAAATTTTGTCTAATTTTATTCTGCTGCGGTTTGAATAACCAGTGTTCAAGCACAATGAGATTTTCCCTGTCTATATTGTCAGTTGGTTCACCAATATTGCGAATTTCTATTTGAAATTCAGATTTCGCAAATTGGACGATGTCATCATAGACACGAATAGGTTGTTCTGGAGCTTGATGCCTGAGAAATTCAGTAGGATAAGTTCCAGTTTCAGCTACATACCCAGATTGATCGACTTCTATTTGATTGCCGATAGTCATAGGTTTATAGTATTCAACAGTGTTCGCGTCATAGAAGTGTTTGACATCTTCGTTCAAGTATAAGCAATTAGAGTGTATACAGTCTGATTGCATACGAACAGGAGAAGAACCAACTACAGGATCGAACCTGTAAGATGGGAAATCTGCCTTCTGATGAGTAACAAACGAATGAGCATATGTTCTTTGTGATCCGAACAATCCAAATACCGTCACAGGAAGATTGGAGGTATATAGATTGCGAATCTGAACATGATCCATAAGCTTATCCGCAGGGATGCTTGGATCATAGTTTTCATACATATCAAGCTTTGGAATCATAGGATCGAACAATGTTAAACCGAAGTAACGGTACCATTGGTCAAAATTCTCCTGCTTATGCAACTTCTCAGGTCGATTATTGTAAACAGCCTGAAAGTCAGATGTCAGGAGGCGACTCCAGAGCTTGTACGCTTCTTCGATAAATTCATCGAGAGATAGGGTAAAAACATCATCAATGAGCATATATATACCACACATCATTTCTCCGTAGAGAATAGTGAGATCATTCATAGTGAAACCGCTTACGAGTTGATCTCGATCTACGGTTTTGAACGTGAAATCTTCGAAGTCTAAAAGACCGTTAAGATCCAAGTTGTCACTAGTGATCACACCATCAATATTGTTTGGCCAGTTTTCGACGAGTTCAATTAGACTGCGAAATCTATGCCAAATGATAATTCCAACGAACTGCTTAGCAGATCTAAAGAAGAGATTGGAGTTGACATGTGGTGAGGCTATCGCCATGTTGAGAATTTTAGTAACGAAAGAGCGTTGCTTTTCAGTTAGACTCTTGAATACATCAGTGTATTGGATAGCAACAAAGACTTTGTCAATATCACCTTGTTGGAGACACAAGATGACATCGGCAATAGATAAGGGAGAAACACCAGAACGTTTCAATTGTGTACCGTTGAAGGTATGATTGATTATGTGGCGTTTTACTTTCTCATTTTTCATCAACGCATAGTAAATCTTGCGTTCGATGTGAGTAGTACCCTTGTCTTTGATTTGGACACCAGGTTGAGATGTATTGACGATACTGGGATGAGGTGTGACGTAAACACCGAGTGTGAGCACTCGTTTTGGTTCGTCATCGAACAATTTATCACGTTTAGCAGCGATAATATGGCGACGTTTAAGTAGACTAGGATCCAGCCGCCCCTCTCCTAGTCTCACAGAAAATCCTGAGTAGGGATGGGAATTTCTGTGGGACAAGAGGCTTCGTTACATGAACTGTAATGACGAGTCCATAGACCGAAGAGTCGACGTTGCTGGAGGGGATCAATATGTATAGCAGATAATGCGATAGCATATCTCTTTCCATCCATAGAAGTAAACGCACCTTCATCATCTCGTGTGAAGAGGTCATAACTAATAATCCTTTTGTTAGGATCAGCATTGTTGTATTTCTGATGTTCCTCTTGGACATTGTAAAAAGCTGGGTCTGATCTCATATCTTCGACAGTTCTGTAGTTTGAGACAAAATAGCCGAGATTACCATTAAACAGAGGGATCAACACAAAGCTGGCTGATGCAGGCCTAGGTCTAAGTTCAACAAACATACCAGGATCTTGCGTATTGACGGAGAGGATACAGTAGACGATATTGTCGAGATTGAGGAAAAATATTTTCCCTTCGTCTTTGTAGGGAACGAAGTCGATCTGCAAATTTGTAGTGTCCAGAGTCGTATGCAAGATGACATATTCATCTGTAAGACGGTGGACATCAATACGGACTGAGACAAGAATTTGGTCTTTGTTAGTTTCGTACTGAGATTTGATAATTGCAGAATCGCCAATCAACACGTATCGTCCGATTCTGTACTCTTCTTTCAGTGTTTTAGAGTCGATAGGTCGAGCCCAAAGTCGGATGACACCTTTTGGTATGGTACCGACAATAGTTCCGACATCTTCTCTTTCCTTTGAGGACTCAAATGTATAGGGCATGAAAGCATGCTCCTTATGAGGCTCAGTAGTACTAAAATCACTGACGTCGAAGTATTTCTGGTAGAGTGTGGCGTAATCTTGGGCATAATATTTCAATGACGCAAAACTGTCTTTGATAGACGAAGCAGCGCCGATGTGTACTTTGGTTAGATGCCTGAGGAATCTGGCATACATTGCACGGACACGAGCCATTTCAGCCTCTTTTTGTTCAGACTGATTAGCGGCATTTGTCGACGCTGTAGCAGCACGAGCCATTTTCTCTGAAGCGGCTTTGACTTCACGCATTCGTTGTTCATGACAATTGATTTTCTTGCGCATAATACTTTTCTCATGCGTATTCTCAGGCAAGCCTTCATATTCGGTTTTCATGATTTCGAGTTGAGATTTCATGACTAGTAGTTCATCGTCATAATCACCTTTAAGGAATCCAGGCCAGTCAGAAGATTTGTCACTTTCGTTTTTGGAGAGTGTATGATTCTGAACGGTCTTTACGATTGCTCGTTCCATTGAATCGGAATCGACCTTTAGGAACTCCTTCACTTGTTTCAAGTCAAAGAGTTCGTAGGCGAAAAGGACGTTGACAGGTACGCGATGTTCGAAGACTGTGATATTCTCGATTTTGTTAGTCGGGGGTTTAAGAGAGACTTTGGCAATCTTAGCGACTTGTACCCAGTAAGGAAAGTGATCAACGAAAAGCATGTGAAGATCAGCGAAGAGAGTATAGACAACTTCATCGGGTTCTTCAGCCAATAGACGAACACGATTGCGCCAGTCAGCAACGGGCGGTGGTCGTGGTTCATCAAGGACGACGCAGTCGATACACTTGCCAATGAATTCGAGAAGACGTCGACAATTCACCGCACCGGGTGATTGTTTAACGGCTTCATTCGTATGACTTGAAGTCTTGACATACTGACGGAATCGATAGATGTGGCTAAATAGACAACATCCGCATCGAGAGAGGAGTATGAGTAATGCAACAATACCAACGATTGAATCGAAGATGTTGCAATATACATCGATGTCGTCAGTAACTCGATTGTATTTATGTACGAAATTCTCGTATTTATTCATCATTTCATCACTGAAGACGACATAAGTATCATAGTACATGTCAGTTTTCAGACTCACGATGAAGTATGCTAGTACAGCAGGGAAGCCGAACCAGATGCAAACAAGAAACAGACTGAATTGCATGTTCGAGAACGTCCATTCTACGACTTCGAACGCAACATCGATATTGTCAGGATGTCGCAAAAGAGGTTGATACACGAGTGGCATACCAAGGATCTCTAATGTAGCGACATACGTGCCTTCGAATACATATAACCTTAATTTCAAACCCGAGAGTCTGATAAATAGGAACATGCAGAGACCGATGAGCGTGGATGTAGTGAAATAGACGACATAGAACGCGAATTTTGCTTGGACTATGTCCCAGTAAGATAATTCGAGAACGGGAACATTTTCGTCTGAATATAGTTGCATGAGTGAGATAGAGATGATCTGACGATAAAATACGTGACACACACACAACATCATCAACATCAGCGTGAAGAACGTGGCACGCCAAGTCTTGACGGAGAAGTGTTGAATGTAGATGAAAACGCACGAGAACATTCTAAAGACGGATGATGTCGTGATGTGCGGAATAGCATAAGTGGCCAGCGTGAATAGCAGGTCATAGTACGAAACACGATCGAGATTTGCTTTGAGGACGAGGCCTTCCACAGTTGGATTGTATGCAACCACCTCGTACTTGGCTGCAATTGATTTTTCGATACCTTGTAGGGTAGTGATGTGCATTAGGTATGATTGGACGTCACCTAATAACAATTCACTTGCATCGATAAGGAGTCGCGTATGATGGCGATGAAATTTAGACATGTTTTGAATGACACGTTTGAGTTCTTCGCATGAGGATAAGTAAAGCCCTCGGAATTGATTCGATGCTTTAAGGAAATCCAACAATTCAAGAAGTTTCACCTTTGGTGCTTTGTAGAACACACTCTTCGGTGACGCTTCAGCGACAATCCTATCGAAGGTTTCGATGAGCTCTTTTTCTGCTTCCGGTGCTCCCTTGTTAACGTTGAGTCTCTTACGGTAGCGTGCAGAAAGAATGTAGAGGAAGAGCCCAGTACAGAGGTCATATGCCAGATTGCAGTAATCGGATGTCATAGATACCTCTGAGAGTCCATTTTCTGTGACGACCTTGTCTGGTATAATCTTCTTGGATTGGTATTCACAGAAGCCATCAACATCACAGAAGACATTGATACGCGTCGATGTAGCCCCCAGTCCAATTTGATTCCTCGGTACAGATGCGACATGATAACCAATGTGCTTGAGAGCACTGGTTTTCGTATCAGGATCGTACTGGTATTGATATAGTGGCGAACCACAATCTCCAAGCTCAGTAGAAACGGTATGGTGATTGAGAGAATCGCATAACCCTACAGTCCAGTTCAATTGGTAGAAGCGTGGAAGGAACAAGTACATGTTACCAGCCACAGCTTTAGCAGTCGGTGTAGCATCAGAGGTGAATTCCTTATCCCGGATGATTACCGGAATCAAGAAATATGGGTCATTAGCTCCGGCATTGATAATCAGAGTAGTGTTAAATTCAATTTGACTTTGCGAGATGGGTTTTGAGTCTCGCGTGAGAGTCACATTTGAAAGTTCGAGTGCCAGCATTTTGTTTGCAATATGTCGTTGTACACGGAGCATTGTAGTACCGTCAGAGTGACGTATAATATGTCCGTAGAGTGAGACAGATGCACCGGAGACTCGATAAGTGACGTTGACAAATGACTTGCGTATAGAGTCAGGCATATAAAAAGTTTGAATATTGTCTTGTACCCAAGCTTCATTACGGGATTCATTTGAATCAAGATTCTTCTGAAGATCGACCATTCTCAGCATGAAACGAGCTGATGATGGATCGAAGTGGTAATTCGAAGAAGCGGCAACGATATACGAACGTGGAACAGATGTCCAGCGCATGTCAGGTGCCTTGAAGTAGTTTTGGTTGAATGAATATGCTACGAGCAAATTATGGACCATTTCATAGATAACCCTTGAATCACTGTTCGTACCAATGTCATCGCTAAGGCGATTTTTGATATAGTCTAGGAAGAAATACCGTGACTGATCATCGAATTTATCCAATGTACAGTAACTGGTATTGAACAATTGAAAATAGTCATCATCGTAAGTCAAAAAGCTTGCGATGTAGGATTTGATACCTGTTGAACTATCAATTGGTTCATAGACACGAATTTTGCTTAAGAGGAATTGCAATCTCTTACGGCTGACCTTATTTTCTTGACCCATGTAGACATGTTCATAGATACTCGGAATTTTAAAGAAACCGAATGTCAAGTGAAGTAGTCGGAGCGCGTACAAGAAAATATTTGTAGGTGCCAAGATGATTCCCATCGTGAGAGGAGGGGTATATTGAGGCGAGACCATAAATGCAGAGAAAAGATAGCAAATAGACATCGAGAAGATGACAAATGGTATCTCTCCATGAATCAAGGCAACAACATAGTAGATGAGGCCAAGATATATAGCATCCATCCAGTTCGTAACGGCGTATGGAAAGACGAGTTTACAGTAGGCGATAAGAAACAGAAGTGTTTTGACATTCTGAATCGTATGTCTTTGTATATTTGCAACCACATACAACATAACCACGACAAAACCGAATGCCAGTGGATCTGAGGATGAGAATAAATTCCACAACAATTGAATCGCCACAGAGAAATCCCAGTGACCGATATGTTTGTAGAATTCATGCACAGCAGAGACAATATCGTCTGTATATGATTTGATAATGATTCGAAGATCATCAGCATCGAATGGTTTTTCGACGACTCGATAAGGAACAATCTTTTCTGCATTTCCAAAGGTAGGTACTTGTACTATGGGACCGTACGAATAGAACAGTTGATAGCACAAGATGAAAATAAGCATAACAATACTCGAAGAGACAGTCATAGCGACGAGCTCAATGCGATCACCACGTCTGATGCACGAGACAACAAACTTGATAATTGCGGAATCGAGAGTAATGAAGACGACAACAAGTTCGACAAAGGCACGAGATGGCATATTGCCAATGTAGCCACAGATGTAAGCAATGATGAAACATCCGGTCATGAACGATCTGTTGAAGCGACCAAAAGATCCAACCGTTGCCAACATTACAGTTAGCGGGTAGATATTGGCCATGCCAATCATTCTCCAGACTCCGATAGCGTAGAAGCTCAGGCCGATGCCAGCGAGAAAGTTAAATGTATTTCGACAAATGTATCGACAAAAGAAACAGCGGAATTCAATTTCGGTATGTTGTCTCAAAACTCCGTCGATCAAGATGGGCTCATTGTCAGCAGAATAGACTGGTAACGGGCATGTTGCACATCGGTGATAGTGATCTCGGACGAGATTACAATTCGCAATTGGTACAACAGGACATGAGATAATCCATTTGATAGCGAGGTAAGAGACAAGAATGCCGGCTGAGAAACCGCTATAGTACAATGACGACACAAGTGAGCTGTGGAAGAGAAAATATGATCCAATACTCAATAGTGCGAGCGAGAGCACAACAAGTAGAACCTTGAAATAGGTCATGAAGCGCTCAACGAATCTGTTTGGTTTGACAATGAAGAATGCCAAAACAACCCACAAAATCAGAATCACTGAGATCTGAAAGATAAGGGCAAAGTTATCGTACACATAGACTGGTTTGAAGGTAGTCCATTCAGCTTGTACAGATGGTATCATGCAACAGACAATAGCTAGCACACTGAGACGATTTGGTCGTAAACCAGACAATCGAATGCGCGAGGCATTTGAGATAATTTCGAATTCATTAATCGTATCATCGGAGTAAACATCGCCCTTCATTGGAATGGAAATGTCATCTCGCAGCTCAGAGTACTTGTAAGTGTCATGATCACGATATTTTGTGATGACACAATCAAGCTCAATATCCTTAGTACCTTCGAGAAACAGACAAAGATTGAATGCATCTTCGAAGAAACCGAATGGAGCTTTGTAGACGACTTGGTCACTCAACTGAGACTCTTGTGCCCACGATATTGTGGCAGTAGGGAGACTCGTAGTTTCAGCGACCCATGAATCATTCGTAGATTCCTCGAGCTCAACGACTTCGACGAGAGAAGGAGTTTGTTGACTAGGAGTGGCAGCTTCAATCACAATACGTTCAGCATCTTCAACTCTTTCATAGACGAAGTTAATGTCTTCGATATGAAAGAACAAAGATAGACATCTGAAAGCTATAAACAAAAAGAAATTGTTACAGTTCACAGATGGAAAGCCAATAGTAGCTCTGAGTGTATTGAGATTGACATAGCGCCGAATGCATGTGTTAGTAACGGTATAGAGGATACCATTACGATACACAGCAAGAAGATAGTCAGTTTCAGCCTCCTCAGGAGAAGCTTCAGTGAGAACAAAGAATCGGCCATTGAGAACAAAACTACTGATAGATGTTCGAAAGTTACCACAAAGTCGGATGACAGAGCCGTAATTGTAGTAACGCAGATGCAAAACACAACAAGCTATCTTGAGCACGTCGTAGTAGTTGCATGAATTGATCGAAGAACTTGTAGTCATACGAACCGTAAGTTGTGTGGGACTTGATCGATAATATTTGATGACACTTTCTTCACGAGGTGATCGGTTGTTCGTCTGGATATTCACGAGTTGGTCACAGATGTTGTGACTTGCACGTGACGATTCACTGAACTTTTTGAGCAGAGTGAATACACCAGAAAGATTGACACGTTGCATAAGCCAGATGAAGACAAATACAACTAGCAACACGATAGCAACCGAACGTGACATGGTGTTGACAAAGATGTCTGAGAAGTTGCTCGCCATCACTGGTTGACACATGGCCACGATAGTGATGAGTCCGACTGTCATATTACCGGTTGGGATACCGAAGAATCTGACATAGCAGGACGTGAGAGCAATCATGACTGTAGACTTACTCGTATTCATGAGTACATCAAGAATCACGACCATTTGGTAGACTTGATAATTGGGCATACGAGTGCCGAACACAGTGTTAACCATGACGACATTAAGGACGATGCCAAAAATCTGAAAGTTCCAAGCAGCAACGCAGACAAGGAAGACAAAATTGTCGATCAAATTGTTCCACATGAGCGGCATGCGTAAAGTACGATGTACCATATTCATGCCCGCAAGCTTGTACCAGAATGCTTGAAGTTTGTCGAACGCAAAGAAATACAATAGATAATAAAGAGCCACGAAGATTGTAGTCGATATTATTTGTATAGAGCCAGACAGAGTTTGTTGACTCATGTACTCTGACCAGTTGAAGATACCGGGGAAGTAATCAGTCAGGCCAGATTCTTTGAGATTGTCGAACAAAGGTAAACTCTCAGGACCAAAAAAGAAGATATTCACCAAAACCCCGAGAAAGCTGGAGATGATGATGAAGTTCCTCAATGTTGGCATGTCATTCGATAACACTAACAAGTAGATGAAGACGAACAACGTAAAGTAACCTGCGATTGCTGCAACAATAACTCCGCCGATGAGGCAAGAAGTATGGTTCAGCTCGATGTCACAGATTCTGTAGAGTACAAACATTCCGATGGTAAGTAGAGACAATAACAATAGACCATAATAACCATCATCTTTGACAAATTCGAGCACGTAGAGAGGTGTGAAAACATTGACCTCTAACGCATCGACTGTTGGCAAGAACAATAGGCAGATTGAAAGAGTTGATCCAATAGTACGTGTGCGAGAAGTAAGACCGGAACGTGGTTGCGGCCGAACGTCATTTTTACGCTCATGCTCAGATTCAAACGCCTCGAAGACCAAATGCCAGAAACCATTCTCGAAGAGTATAGCTGGAAGGTCTTCCATAGCAGGCGGAGGCGCAATTGTTGGCTCATCATTTTCGAGCGCACGTTTGAGCTCGAGATAGAATGGTCGCCAATTGGGCATAGTTTTTCTGAGATCGAGCAAGTATTGTACACATGAATCTTTCAATACAGCGCCAATGTCACGATTGTTGCCATAGAACTTGACGTTGGAGATTGAATTTTCTTTTAGAACAATATCAATGTCAGCAATACATCCAAAGTTCTTGACAAGTTCACATCGTAGGTAGTTAGCTAACGAGTGAAATGCTCTGACAGGAACAATACCGTAGTTGAGATTAAGGAACGGTCCAACAATTTCTTGTGGTCGTGCCTCCTCTTGTACAGGAACTGCTTCTTCAGTGCGGTAGACTCCAAGCAGACCCAGACAGATAATGATGAATAGGACAAAAATCAAAACCGTCGTGAGACTGAAATAGGGAGTACCGTCACTGGGACTACTTGCTAGAGTAGGAGTGAATAGTGCAAACAAACTACCAATGAACAGTGAGTTACGGGTCGAGGAGGGGATATTTCGATAAGTTTCTGAAGAATTGAGAGGTGAATAGATATGGACATCATCATCACCTTCGATAGCATCAGTTTCTGGATAGTAATCCCATTGTGGCGAGTGAGGTACAGGTGATGGAAACCTGTCATGACTTCGACGCAAATTTTCAATACCAGAGAAATAATCTTCATATGCTGAGGATTCGAGCACGTGATAGTGAACACGAACATTTCGTGTTATATTTCGCTGAATTGTGATATTTCTTTGCTTACGCGAATGAAGGTACAATAAAGCACCGAGTAGCGCGATGAGCATGAATACCAGGAAGACTACGAGAAATAGATCGCGGTGACTTGAAACATCTTCTGAAATAGGTTCAGTAGTGACATTTTTCATTTGATAACTATGTTCTTCAATATGAACCCAAGGAAACAAGGATCCATGAAGTTTTGACTCACTTTCAGCGCACACGGCAGGCAACACAATAAACAGGAATTTCAACAGCGAGTAGCGTGGATTCCATAGAATGTTCGTAAAAGTACCGATAACTGAGAACAGAACAAGTCCGAACCAGGCACGTACGAAGTAATCGACGTAGTTAATCGGTGACATAATGAAATTGACGAGTGCTGATGAGTAAGGAGAACCTCCGATGAGTACTGCGATATTGTAAGGATTGAGAACACATAGACCAGCAATGAATAATGCGAGATAGAGAATCGACGTTCGACAAATGACCAAACCAAAGTCTGACAAGGCAGCAGCATACCAAAGGCTTGCTTTTACCAAGCTTTGATTACCCGAAAAGAGGCAGATAACAATGCCAAGTAGTGAGCAACGCAACAGTCGAGTCATAATATTGACGCAAGCAGCGTAACAATGAAGCGGACTGATGAGTGCGTTTGGGTCGTCGAAGGGATCTCGTATGTGTGGACCTGCATATAGCATTACGAAGAAAATCAATAGAAAAGAACGTTTGGCTGTTCGTTTCAAATCAGTATCACAACAGTAAGTGTAACTGATGAATGCGATGAGTTGTGCCATAAGTCCTAAGACATTGATGGAGATCTTCGGTGCCTGTGTAAATCCAGTGCTCACAAGTTGTGGTCTTTCGAATGTTTTCGAAGCATCAGCATGTGCGACAAAGAGAAATAGGACGAATATGCTCATCCATCTCAATGTCAGTTTCGACAGAACAAGCAAGGACAATAGAGCCACAATTGCTTGTTTAGCCGGAACATCCACAGACGAATTCGATTCATTTGGAGAGGAAGAATATAATTCTCTCTGTAATGGATCGATATTCGGTGCTTTTTCAATAGTGCCAATAAATAGCATAATCATGACAAAAGTTGTCGAGATAAGGCTAGTTGAGAGGCGTCGCAGCACAAGAAAGGAGATGAAGAACAAGAGCAATGAAAAGCCAAAAACCGAATCACCAGAGAGTATTGTTTCCGGAGAAGAAGGCATAGCAGAGACAGAAGGAAGCATTGTGGCAATCAAGAGAAGAAATCCAGAGAAACTAAATGAACGTTTCATTGTACCAAAGATGAGTCCATCACAACGATAGGCATGATCAACTGGTACATTTTCTAAGTTCTGCATTTGAACTGCATCGGGTTCGATGTTCAAATCAGTACTTGCCGTACAATAGTCACTGTGTGTATCATCATCAGCCACAGTAGAATTCGTAAGTTCATCAATTTGAAAATTCGAAACCTTTTCAACCAAATTCTCATCCAATTCTTCACACAAGTGTGAAGGTGATGGAGTAGGAGAGATAAAGAATTTGACCTTTTGGCAAATAACCTCATCTCCGATTGGAATCAGTGTTTCGAGGTCAGGTTGATGTTCAAAGAGTTCAGCTTCTTCCACAACACTTCCACAAATCATTGCATCATCATCATCAGATGTTTCACCTTCATCGGATGATTCATCTTCGTCAGATGATACAACAATTGGATCGAAGTCGGTAGTATCAATACCTGTGAGGCGTAACTTTTCGACTGCGAGGGAGAGGAGAGAGTGCGGAGGTGCAATCTTCTGCTGTACGCGTGTTCGGAAGGGTTGGTAATCAGTTTCTGGAATGGACATAGGCGTCGGAGTGTATTTGTCGTCAGCGAATATCCAATTGCCCAGGAAGTTGAAATTGCCCCGCATCTGATTGTCTGCATCAAAGAAAATCTCTTTTGGGAGCTTTTCATAATCGATTTGGAACTGCAATTTTGCAAAACCATGTCGAATGTTCGAAAATCGATAACATTCACCGCCGAGTGTGACGAGTAATGATTCGACTTGGACGAACATATTGCTGCAGATATCGTATGGTGCGTTGTCAAGATCAAAATAGCGGACAAGAGTTTGCCAGAAGCCGTTAACAATTGGCGACCAGTGTTGATTTGTATCAAGAAAGATACCGGTATAGCTCTCAAGATAGTGTGTGAGAGCAACCAATGCATCAAGGCCCATCAAGAATTGGTTCAGTTTGAACGATTTAGGATGAGCTTTCATCTTGTTGACGAGATAACAGATCATTTCACGAATTGACCAGTTTGCGTCAGCAGGAATGAGACGTTTGGCACGGTATTTCTTGTTCACTGGAAGAGTCTGTAGGAGCGTGTTCAGATGGAATGTATACGATCCAATGACTGGCAAAGCCTCCAATTTTGTGTATTGGTAGGGTTTGAAATCTTCTTTCACGCCATCTTTGAAAACAAGTTGCGCACGGAACAGAATGTGCGAGAAGCATAACTGCTGCGTTTGCGTGACTGGTTCAGGGATGTGATCGAGGGTCACAGAGATCTTTTCTTTTGAAAATATATCAAGGCCCGTAAGCTTAATGTTCTTGAGAGGTCGGTCTCGAAATACAGACAGAGACTCAAGCCCCGCAGCGGTCTTGTACCAGACTTGTGAGGGAGCTGGGAGTGTATGTAGTTGATCGAGATCGATATGAGTCTTTACTTCTTTCTGAGTTGACTCAAACATCTCAATAGTAGGTTTGTATTGCACACCTGGAAGGTTGTGTTCGTAGTAAACAATTTCAGATGGAAGTTGATCGACAAGTGGTGGATTGGAATCAGAGGTATCAGACATAGGATCTTCATGATCATTTTGATCTCCTGAATCATCAACATTTTCGGCAACAGACCCAAGTTCAGGATTGGGTTTGCTGACTTGTTGGACACTTGTAGATTTGGAGGCGAATTTGATTTCGAAGCTCTCAACGTCCGAATTTTGTTTTCGATCATGATAGTCGATAGGTTTCTTACGCTTATTAGGTACAACTTCACTAGCCATATTGTCGCGCAGAATCATAAGAAGATGACCAAGTTGATTGGCACCTTTGAATGGTTTTCGATTCAAAACTTTGTCTTTGTTCAATCCAGAACCAAAGAAGAAGTCTCGTTCAGCTGCGTAGACGAGTGGCCAAGTATACGTTTCCAAAAGTGTAATGCGGAAGTTCGAACATTGTTCGAATTTTGCGCACAACAATTCATAGAGAAGACCTGTAACATATATGTTCCATTTCCTCTCATCTACGCCAATGCTATAGTAAGATCCCAGAGCATTGATAGGATTTTTGTCACGCATGATTTGATCAGCGCGAACTGAATCTCCGACGTAGTCAGCTTTGTAATACGCAAGTGCTTGTTGTACACTAGCAAATGTCATATTGTCGAATTCAAGATCGACACGATAGAGATTGCTCAATGAATGTTGAAGTCCATAGATAGCGTATGTATGACCGGAAGTAGGACCGGTAAACGAACGAATGCGACGAATCTCGAAATGTTCGGTATTGGGAACTTCGCGTTCAAATTCTTTACGCTCGTTCTCAGTGAAGTAGGCACGTCGAATGTTGATTTGACGTGAACCCATAATATTGCGCAATGCGTAGCGAAGCTTCATGAGTAGTTGACCGAGTTGGTTCGCTCCGAAGAATTCAGCTTCTTTTTGCACAAGATCGTCTTTTGAAACGCCAGATCCAAGGAAAGTATCATGAATATGCGCATGAACAAGAAGACGTTTCTTGGTCTTCATCAAAGCATCTCGCAATTTCTGATCAGCAAATTTTGCTTGCAGAATCGCATAGATGATTTCGATGCTTTTAGCACGCCAATCGTCGTCATCAACTTTGATCGCGCGAGCGAGATCAGTACAATGACGAGGGTCGGCTGACGAGCCTAGAGCCAAGATTTTCTCTGCATTGATTTTATCATTTGCAAAGATCGCTTTTTGATAGGCGATAGCTTGTTCAGCACTGTGATGCGTCTTACCCTTGAACTTAATTGTGCATGGGTAAGAATTGCTCAGTGGGTGCGATTTTCCATGGAAGATGTAACGATATCCGACGATTTCTTCATCGTCGAACTCGTAGATCATTTGACATTTCTTCACATCATTCTTGAGTTCATCGAAAGATTTGTGGTCAACCTTTTTCACCGGTGGAGCTTTCGATTTCGGCTTGACAGGCTGAAACGGGCGCTCATCAGATTCGATCTTCTCAGCGGGTACTTTGTTGATCGTTTCTGTCGGTTTTGGGTCGACTTGCGGAACCATAGGAACAGCAACCTTTTGACCATTTTCAGTTGGTTTGGGTGCTGGTTTCTCTTCAACATCCATCTTTTGGATGTCATGTTTCGGAGGTACAGGTTCTTGCTTCTTCGTATCTTGAGTGATGGGTTTGACAACTTTCGGTTCTTTCTTGAGGTTTTTCTTAGTCAACTTAGCCTTAGTATCAACATTGCCTCGCATGGAGGTTGGAGGGACTGGTACTTTAGCTTCCTCGACATATTGAGGTGTCGAGATGAGCGATTTGTTAGTGCCGACTGTGCCACGGAAAGCCGCTGGCTCAGGTTGGACATTGACAGAATCGATCGGATCATTGATTTCAGATAATATGAACTCATAGTTCGAACCAGGAAGTTTACGCGCGGTTCCAGCTTTCATAAAGTTGTCCGCTGATTGGCGCGAGTCAAAATAGACGACATATTCATCGGCTGAATCATTGCGATTCTTGATCGTAGTGAAGCCTTTGAATTGGCTGAGATAGTTAGCGTAATCTCCAGTTTTGCGATCTGGATCAGCTCCATACAGCGCGATTGTATATAACGACACTTTGTTCTTTACCGCATCCGGGTCCTTTAGCCAGACGTTCGACTCAGTATTGTTTGATGGAGGTTCCACGAATTCAACTTCTTTCTCCTCAGGCGAAAAGGCGACGAGAGGTTCAGGAGGCTGAGGGTTTGGCGAGGAAGTAACTTCAGCAACAACGAGAGGGATTTCTTTCATCGAGACGAGTTGTTTGATTTCACTCGAACACCCCAATCGGACAGAGTAGAATTCAAGCGGAGCCAGAGTAGGAAGGACGTCGAGAATCTTGTAGGCCGGAATTTTCATACAACCAACGGGAGCAGCGAAAGGGAAGTTTGGATCCGTATCGCAGTTCACAACGTTGAAGTAGAGTCTCGGGCCAGAGAATCCAGACAAGTCAGAACAAGTCTTCAAGTCATCCACAACTACTTCGTTCGGCGAAGAATCAACATACGTGACCTTGCACGAATAGAAAGTAGGGATTTCGCCGGGAACAGCGTATGAAAGCATAGCTGAGATCGGCTTATTTTGCTCAGTACCATAGCACTCGGCTATGGTAAGTACAAGTGGGCTCGGATCGAGCCCGAATGTCAGATGCATGAGGTGTGTGTATATGTATATA